CGAAATTCTGGCTTACCATCGATCCATGGCACAAACTTGGGCACCGGGAAACCACGCTCGTCAATTGGCAAACGGCGCATTTTGTCCGGTATTTCGATATTTTTGATTCGTTCGTTTAGTTCACGACGCATTTTATCTGGATCCTATGTTTACGGTTTGTGCTGGCGCGCATCTGGCCATCCTTACCCCGGTTGGTCATTTTCTCCTGAGTTTATGGTTTGTACTCGTTCTCGCATCCATTGGATTTCGGATTCAATGGCTTCTTGGATGTGTGCCGCGAGGTGATTTTTGGCATTTTCGGTGTTGAGGCCTTCTTCATCCTCCAAAAAGACCTCGGCAAGATCGTAACACCGGCTATCAAATGTTTTTGTTCTAGTCATCGGCTTCCCATCTGAACGGGTTGGGTGGTGGGTCTGAAATGTATTTCCGCTTAACGGCTGGACGCTTGAGCATAGCTTCCAGTTTGTAATGGATCCTAGTCAAATCTGGGTTTTTTGCACATTGTTCCCCGAGCAGTTTTCTTAGTCTCAAGGATTCGCTATCAGTTAAAATTAGCGTTATCACTTTGATTCCTTATTGTTTGTCACACAATATTATACTTTAAGCTTTACAACGATACAATAACTCTTAATTCGTAGAGAAATTTAGGTGTTCCCCTTTACAGAGACTACAAGTTGTAGTATGTCTTGTCTCGGTGGATGAAGTGCTCAGTGCCACGTCTGCCCTTCTCGCCCCCATTTCGAGGGGTAGTTGGTTCCCATGCCCAAAACTTTAGATGGCGAAGTCCTTCCGCCGGAGCATGAGTATGATAATCCTAACCTCAGCCCCAAGGACTTCTTACTTGCAGTTATGCGGGACAAAAAGGTTCCGCTTTCAGGACGAATGGACGCAGCGTCAAAAGTCGCTGTGTTCGAACATCCGCGTCTAGCACAAGTCAGTCAAGACGTCACTGCTGGAGTTACCATTAAGATCGAGGGCGGTCTCCCTGCCCTTCCTGGCACCAATATTATTATGCCGAATAATGAGCAATCCGTAACTCCGGTTGCTAAGACCAATGGCAGCAAATCTCCATAGGTGATCCATGACAGAGAATGAAGTGGTAGAATCCACCCCGGCTGAGGAGGTAACTGTCCGTGAAGCGCCTCCTGTTACTATCATTGCGCGACATGTGATTGTGAGACCATCTGTCCGTCGATTTGTCAAAACCAGGATGCAACATCGCGCAGCCATTCAGCAGTGGAAGCTGAGGAAGATTCAGCTTGGCCTATGACGATTCATATCAACGAGCCTAAGACAGTCCATCTGCCGCAATTTCATCAAGGGCAGATTGAAGCATTTAATGTTCCTGCCAGATTCAGGGCTCTGCGGTGTGGTCGTCGATGGGGTAAGACACAATTCCTAAAAACGATTGCATGCGATTTTGCGGCCAAAGGCGCTCAAGTTGGATGGTTTGTCCCCAACTATCGCTATGCTTCCGAAGCCTATTCTGAGACTGAGATTACGCTTGAACCGGCAGTACGTTCTAGTTCACGTAACTTGGGTGTCTTGTTTACGACTACCGGTGGTCGTATTGAACTTTGGACAATGGAGGATGAGAAGGCTGGTCGGTCCCGTCGGTATCATCTTGCTATTATCGACGAGGCCGCTTTCACTAAATCGAATGCTACAGCAATCTGGGAAAAGGCAATTCGGCCTACTCTCCTCGATTATCGCGGCGCAGCCATTGTGGCCTCCAATACAAACGGGATTAATGAAGGTAACTTCTTTTGGCGAATCTGTAATCTCCCAGAATATGGGTTCATTGAGTACCACGCGCCGAGTCACAGTAATCCGTATCTACCTGAAGATGAGCTTGCAAGACTGGAGCACGATAACCACCCGCTTGTCTATGCTCAGGAATATCTGGCAGAATTTGTTGATTGGTCTGGGGAAGCATTCTTCTCATTAACTAATTTGCTGGCGGAAGGCAAGCCTGAGCCATTTCCCACTCGCAGTTTGTATGTCTATGCGACGCTAGATACTGCTGTCAAAACAGGGAAAGAAAACGATGGCACAGGGGTCATATACTGGTGCTACGAGCAGCTTGGGGATGAGAAGTGGCTTAAAGTCATTGACTATGAATACTTACAAATTGAAGGTTCCATGCTCGAAATCTGGTTGCCCATTGTCTATCGAAATTTGGACGAGTATGCCGTTAAGTGTGGCGCTCGAATGGGTAGCCGGGGATGCCTTATTGAAGATAAAGGCTCAGGAACTATTCTTATCCAGCAAGCACGCAGACGAAATTTTCCCGTTGCTGAGTTACCCCAGAAATTGACTCAATTGGGTAAATCAGAACGTGCCATCAATGCCAGTGGTTATGTCTACCGTGGTCAAGTTAAGATACTTGAACCAGCTTATGATAGAATTGTAACGTTCAAACAAGTTACGAAAAACCATCTGCTAGGGCAAGTCATGGGATTTCGTGTTGGTGACGTTGAAGACCGGCCAGATGATTTGCTTGACTGCTTTACCTATGGTGTGGTGATAGGACTCGGCAATTGGGAGGGATACTAAATGGGTGTAATCACTGTTACTGAAGCAGAACTTGGACAGTCAGTTGCAAAGGATCAGGTTCTAAAAGGGCTAACGCTCAAAATACCTCCTAGTGCAGCAGGATATGGAAATTATTTCACTTTGACAGATGGAGAAATGGTCCTGTATAATATTGATCCTTCTACAAGTCACATTAGTTCAGATTCTGTTCTTTTTAGTGGTGGGTACGGGTTTGGAGATCTTATACTCAAAAATATCCCTGTTGGAAGTACATTTGAATTGGATGTTACTGCTCCACCAACTCTTGGGTCACTTTCACCAAATTCAGTAGAATCTGGTGCCCCTGACCTAACACTTTCATGCACTGGTACTGATTTTACTGGTGGGTCTATCATAATGTTTGGTTCTGAGGATGAACCAACAACGATGGTTTCAGACACAGAATTAACTACGATCGTCAAACCATCGTTATTTGCTCCGGCAACTGTTCCTGTAACTGTACGTACTGGAAGATTTACTACTGATCCAGTTGATTTTACATTTACCGAGCCTGCTGCTAAGGAGGCATAAATGGCCGAAGCAGCTCCTCTAGCCGCGACTCCACATACTGTCACATCCGCTAGTATCGGTACAGCCCTAGTGACTGGTCCCGGAACGATTACTGGTATTACTATGAATCAACCAACAGCAGCATCGGCGGATGTGCTGACTCCATTGACATTGGTTGATCCACTTATTTTCGGGGTTGGAAGTGCGGCAATAGCTGGTGCTGGTACGGGAGGTGTGGCTGGAACGGCGGTCTATGCAGTCGGTGGTGGCACTGGTTCTCCGGCATTGCTCAACGTTACCGTTGGTGCTGGAGTAGGAATCACTGCAATTAACAGCGTGGCGAATCCAGGTAACTATACGACGTTCCCAACTTCGCCAGCACCATTAACCTATGTCTCTGGTGCAGGTACAGGTGTGACTGGCGCAACCGTCAATCTTACTCAGGCAGCACCTTCTGCTGGTAGTTCTGTCCACACTTTGTATTCTGCAGATCAGTTGGCATTGGTTTGTGAATACGAACCAAGACCAGGAATTGCTCTAACTCCTGGTTTGACTGCTCCAACTTGGCCGAAGAATATTAGTTCAATTTCGATTCCGTTTTCTAATGGCCTCTTTGTACAGAGTTGTCCGGCAAATATGACGTTCACAGTAACAGCATAATCCATGCCATCGGTTACTTCTGCATCTACTACTACGACCCCCGGCAATGCTCTTCAAGAGTTGCTGTGTGCGCCGGATATTGTTCCTGGGGATGTAGTGTCATATGAAACTTGTAAAGAAATCTATTTATATCATCCCTTGGGAGCACGCATCGCAGAAGGTCCAGTAAGTCTAGCCTTATCGCAAAAGCGTGATATTAAAGTTCCTAATAGCCCAATGGAATATTGTGTTGATGCATTTACTGGTGAATGGAAGAGCCTTGGTGGTGACTATCTAGTTCACAATCTAATGACTATCAGTCGTGTCTACGGAATTGCCTCTATCGCCCTATTGGTGGATGGGATGACAAGCAATGAGCCAATTAATTACTGGGATCTCCCTGAGCTTAATATTAGTTTCAATATCTTGGATCCTCTTAATACTGCTGGCAGCCTAGTTCTAAATCAAAATCCAAATGCTATGGATTTTATGAAGTACAGGCAAATCGCAGTAAGTGGGATCTTATATCATGCCTCGCGAACCGTTACGGTCACGAATGAAAAG